CACTATCCAACCGTGGGCGTTGACGATGCTCTCGATAGCGGTCCCGTCCTTCTTGGCGTTGGCGAACCATTGGTGTGTTCGCCTGTGCAGCGAGAGGATCTCCTGGTCGTCCACCTTCTTTAGGGATGCCGGGGTGATCTCTTCCAGTCTCAAGTCACTACCTCCAGTTCAGGACCCGCCCCAAGCGGCGGCTTCCACGGACCTTCGCTTTCACCGAGTCGTGGAACTTCGTAGCGCTGGCAGAGCAGAGACGTAAGTTGATCCAGCTCCACAGTACGAAGCACCTCAGGAGGAGGCTGTTCCTCTGCCCAGAATAGGAGTGAGTTTGGAGTCTCGTCGATAAGTCCATGCCTTCTGAACCATCCGTTGCAGCCCCAGCTTGACGCCGGGAAACATCGCCTTCTGACTGCTCCAATGTTCCTGCCCTCGTTCCCACCTTTGTACAGCCCGCAGATTGGACCCCTTACGACAAGGAAATCAGAATGGTTGCACTCGAGTCCATAGGATAAGTCGACTACTCTCAGAGCGAGAATCCGCACCTCTTCTGCTCGCACAACTCCGTCCGTGTGCTCGACAACGTGGCCGATCAAGTCCACGGCTCCGAACACTATCAGCCGAACGGGGCTAGCAGAGCGAACCTGACTGAGGAACATGCTACCACACCATGGCAAGCAGGCGTGAACTCCGTGGAGTTCGCTGTACATCCCGACACCGTGTTCGTTCTCCGGACTGATATCAGCCTTCAGCCCGTCTTCGTACCACAGGCTCGGCATGTAGGTTGACTGCAACAGCGGCATGTCTTCGACAAGATCCCACCGGAGACGCCACTCACGGAACGCGATTCTCATCGTCTGCTCTTCCTCTTGAAGTTGCTACGTACGGCCAGATTCCCGCTCGGGTTCACGATGTACCAGATGCGGAATACCTTGCGCTCGATGACTGCATCAGTCTTGGAGCGAGTCGCTATCTTCTTTAGTAGCGTTCCCATTAACTACACCCTCTCTGAGATAGCTACTTCGTCAAACGTGATGGCGTATCCGGAACTAGCTGACTCGCCGTAGACTCCTGCTCGACCCTGAACCAACGACTGCTCTGTGTCCTCGATAGACGTGACCAACACCCACGCTCCACCTACCCACTCCTCAACTGAGAGTTGGTAATCGTCAACACGAAAACGTGTCTTGACGTAGCTGTAGTACGGCTGAGTTGAAACGATGGTCGCGAGCGTGGTAACGATCCCTCCTACCACCTTCTGAACGTAATAAGTGCGCGGCCCATAGACTCGCAGTCGGTAGCAGTTGAGCGCTGTCGGGTCAGAGCGCAAGACTAATCCACCGCGTGTATTGGTATCGACCCCCGTGAGCAACGAAGCAACGACCTCGGAATTGACCAGATCGCTACGCCCGATCCACAACATCAGTTTTGAGCCTGACAATCGGGACCGTTTAGAACCACCTTCGTCAACGATCGCTTGGCCGCCGCTTCCTGTGATCACCCAGTCTACTCTAGCCAATGTCCTACCACGTTCCCTCAAACCCGTCCGAAAATAACTGGCTGAACGGGTGATCAATAAACCAACCTGACTCAAATCCTTCAGTCGCTAGCTGAGCAAACTCACGCAGGTTAAACCACTCAATCTCAAAGCTATCCACGTAAAGCTGTGTCCAACCTTCTGCCCCAGTTGGCCAATCAAATCCGTCTGACATAAGCTGGTTGAATTGACGATCCGTGAACCATCCAACCTCAAAACCATCCGTGAATAGTGAGGGCTCAGATGGCCCCCCCCCCGAGACCGGTGCTTGCCATAAGTAGTACCATCGGGCATCATCCGCTACGTAAAGTTCCGGTCGCTGCTCCTCCGTGTTATACCCGAGCAAATCTTCGACTGGGTTGCTCGGACGTGTGATATTAGTCCACAGATGCGCCATGATACCAGGACCCGGAATACCCTGCGGACCAGGAGGTCCAGGTGATCCAGTTCCTATGCGTCGGATCGTTGTCATCCTGTTGATTGCCTTGCGTAACTCACGTGGAGCTTAGCGTCGACCCCGGTGCTGATAAACCGTACATGCAAAAGATCACGCGAAGATGTCAACTCCAGTACGTCTCCGGGTTGTAGAAGATGGCCCTCTACTGCGGTTGGATCAACGCCGTCCAGACGACACCGAATGGCCTCAGTTTCTACTGTCACTATAGCCGCCTGGCGACCTGCTATCTTAGTCTCTGTCAAGCCGATAGCTGTCGTTCCAGTAACTACTATGCTCTCAAAGTCGTCGAACGATCTCATCGGAACAACCTAACCATGGTTCTTATCCTCTTTGTGCCAGTGCTTGAACCGCCACCACCAATGCATGGCCACACCGACGGCGAGCGCTGCCGGCCATCCGTGCCAGAACAGCGACTCGTAAGTCTCTCCTGTCGGCCAGTGCGATGCTAGCGCCGCCCATCCCCACGGCTTACCCGACTCCAGTGTGTGCTTGTAGAGAGCGATCCCCAGCCCACCGAAGCCGATCGCTACGCCCCAGAAGAACAGCACCAACTCTAGCCATGGTCGCCACACACTACGCCAGAGCCACACGAACGCCGTGACTATGATTGCTATGATTCCTAACCACGTCGGTGTCATAGCTCGCTGCTTCCACTTCTCGTTCACGCTGGCACCTTCACAGGATCCCGAACGATTGGAACTTCAGGCGGAGTAACTGGCCGAGCGGGTAGCCGCCTAGTGATATACGGATTTCCGTGTCGCCGAGGTTCCTCTGTTGTTCGCTTAACTGGTGCTCGTGTTCCCACGATTCGCCTCCGGGTCGACTTCAGGAGCAGCCATAAGTTCACTTATCTTCTCGTCTATGTCCTGAAGTTGAGTGAGCACACCATCCTGCATTCTCTGCAACTCGATGTTGGAACTGGGCGCGAGCGCTGCCGCCATTGGCTGACCCGACACCCCCTTGGACTGAAGGTACTCGGCAAGAGTCATGTTCATGTCATCCCGCGGACCCATCCCCACTAGTTCACGCCCCTCGTTTAGAGTGATCATGTTCGTTCGTACAAGGTTCGTGGCGTTGGCGATGTCGGCCGTCTGGTCACTGACGTCTGGTGCATCGAACTCAACTCGCCACGCTATAGAGTCCTCCTGGAGCCCACGGGCTAGAGCGTACTCAGTTCGAATAAATCGTTCGAGTCGGTCCGCCAGGATGGCCTGTGCCGGAGTGACCACGGCGTCCTTGTAGATCCTGTTGATGGATACGCTGACGTTACCACCTAAGAAGCCGCGCTGGATAGTCCCCAGTCGGTCTGGCGGCATCCGGTGAGCTTGAAGGATCCTGGAGTCCGTTACGTCCATGAGCTTGGTGAAGTGCATGTCATTCTGCACAGCGGTCAAGCGCTCGACTGTGAGTTTGGCATCCCCAGACAGCGGCACGATCAGGTTGCGGTGAGGGTCCTTGTGCTGAGTTTTGAGTTGCTCCTCGAACTCATCCATGAACTGATCGATCTCCTCGTCCTTACCGGCCAGACCTGACACGACGAAGATGTAGCGCGGCTCTCGCGCGTTGCCGAAGAACTTGACGTTGTAGTCTCTCGCCGCAATCGCAAGGGTGATGTACCCGACACCGGATATGTACCCAGGGATGCCGTACCAGGAACTGCGTCTGCTCGCTTTCACGAATACCAGCATCTCGTTAGCCAGCTTGTCGAACCCTGTATTCGCTGGCGCTGTGCGACCGTTGCTCATTAACACCGGTACGGTACGCAGCGGCTGGCCTGATGTCACGTCCACACCCCAGCGCTTGAACCAAGCCTGTCGTCCCTGTCGAATCTGAACGTAAAGTAGACCGCTTCTGGCGGCGCGTACTGTGTGAGCCGGAACGTGATAGATTCTCTGCACCACGCCGGTGAGATCCCGGGCGACTTCAAACATGCCCCATCCCACCGTCTCGTAATCGAGCCAGACCGAGTTCAGTAGCTCGATGAACGTCTGTTGCTCGGTGATCTCCTCGAGCCACTTGTAGATGTCCTCTTCTTGCTCAGGGGGTGCATCGTCGCGCAACGGGCGCAACTTCGGACCGTTGGCGATCACATCCATGGCCTTCTGCTCGATTGACGCCGAGTGAGGAGGGTGTGCTTCTGATAGCAGCACGAGCTGTTCCATGGAATACGGCGGCATTTGAATAGTCGTACCGTACCCGACGATGTTTCGGAACGGATCTTCCAGTAGTTGCTTAGACGGGAACTCGGACAGACGCTCTAGATCCTCACCGCCAGTCCCGCTTCCAATTACACGGGCTTTGAAAATCCTTGAGCTAGTTTCCTGTTGAACGGTCATGCTCAGTCTTCCTCCTGGCGCTGAGTAGTGCAGTAGTCATAGGTCCACGCCATGACCCACGCAATAAGCTCAATTTCGTCCTGTGTACCTCGTGGCCGCCGATCTTCGACACAGAGTTGGCGCGGGCCTACTATCCCGTAAGCGCCATCAAGCGTAGCAGTGACCGTCAATCGAGCATGACGTCCGGTGATCCGCAAACGTACATCTGATTGTAGCACCCGGATCCCCGACTCGGCCACTAGTTTGGCCGCTTTACGAAGGTTGACTTCCGTGATGTGCTGGGCCCTAACCCACCTCTTGGTAGTCTTTTTTGACAGTACGGGCACGACTAAGTCCTTCTGTACCATGACTTACGCCCTTCGAACCCGGAGCATCCGACTAACCGTCTGCTTACCACCGGCGATCTGCCAAGCAAGAGCGAGCGCACATAGCTCGTCCGGAGGGTGTCCATCGCCGTAGAGATCGTCAACTGTGACTGTACGGTGCAGTTCTACTAGCGACTTCAGTGCTGGCCACGAGACCTCACCTGCACTTACTGACGTTTCGTAGTCGAGGTACAACTTTGCCTTGCTCGCTGGGGTCATAACGTAGGAGACCATGGAAGCGATAGGGATGTCGAGGTAGGCGTCAATCACGTCACCGATCCCAGTGGCGTCGTGGATCGCTCTAGCGTGGAACTCCTTACCCCAGTCGTTGTAGAGCTTGACTACTCTCGGCCAGGGCCACCTGAAACATCGCACCCAACGCACTAGCCGCGGCGGAGTTACGTCGTACCGCACAACCGCCAACACCGATAGGTCATGCTTTCGGGCCCAGTCCGCAGCAACAACATACCTGCCTTCCTCGAGCGGATCCTCTAGCAAGCACAGCTCCCCGAGTCTATCTTCGATTTCGGTGCTGCTACCAACAGCGTAGAAGAGATTGTCCAGGGTCTCCTTACTAAAGAGAGTTCCTTCAGAGGTTGGTCTATCCAGGTCGTACTCAACTGACCACATTCTGGACGTCGTCTGCTGGCGCTTCTCGTCGATGTTCTCAGGCATAAGCCATGAGCCGGGGTTGCTAGGATCAATCAACGTTTCTTTGTAACACCAGCGGCGCACTGGCCAGCCGCGTTCTGACGCCCGCCTGAGCAGTTCTGACATCGTTCCTGACTCGTAATGGTGGGTCGATGCGAACACGACCTGAGGAGGACGGCCCCTGTCAACTCTCATCGTCTGACCTAGAGCAGCATCCACGATCTTGATGTCCATCTCGTCGACCTCGTCCATGCGGAGTCGCTGAGGGTGAGGTCCACGCGTGCTCTTCGTGCTGGCCGTTAGTGCCTGCATAACGTTGCCGCACAGACTGACAGTCTTCGTCACAAGAGGCTCACCCTGACCGGCGATCATGTGTGATGGTGCCTCAAACGTGACGGTCTTAGCGCCGGCTAGCGGCTTCTTACACTTGACGCAATTCTCGGTGTCGTCAAAGTTGAGTTGGTTGCAGTGGTCGCAAACTGACATCGTCTGAGTGTGAGACCACGCCCTGCTTGTCACACGGTGAGCACGCGCGCTCTGCTCGCCGGATCCACCTAGCAGGATGACGTCGAAGCGATCCATCCACTCCATAAGCGACAGACCTGCCATGAGGTGAGTCTTCCCGCCGAACCCACGGGAAGCGATCCAGATAACGTTCGCTGATTGAGCGAAGTACGCCTCCGCCAGCGCATCGAACGGCGCCGTATGACCCGGGCACACAGCCTTCCTCGGAAACGTCAGGCCGAAGAGCGCTCGCAGTTGCCAAGCCAACTCGTCCGGTGTGCTCGGAGGTATGTAGTCCGCTTCCTCACCCTTCGCGTTCACCCAGCGATAGCGTACTCTGTTTTCTTCCGTCACTTCTCCCACCCCTGAATCGACGGGCCGAACTCCTGCTTGATTCTCTTGTACTCGACGCGGTCGATGATCACTAGAATCTCGTCAGGATAACGCCGGAGGAATCGTGTGATCGCCGTCTTCGACTTCGGCGTCATGTACCCCTTTACTTCCCACCACTCTGCGTGCCCGTCGCGGAAGTAGACGCAGAAGTCCGGGAGGTACGACGTCGTCCCGCGCTTGATATCGGGGAACTCAAACCGCCTGGGCTCGTAATCCCATCGCATGATGTCGCCTCGCTCAGCGAGGAGATTGAGGTAGCGAGCAACGTTGGCTTCCCAAGCAGAGCGAACGAAGATCCCGATGTCCTCTCTGTAGCCGCCCTTGGCCCATGAGTTCCCACTGTGACGAAATTGGCCCATGGATCAATTATCTCATGGTTCAAGCACTTTGTCACCAGATACAAACAAACGTTCACATTGTATCTAGTAACTAACGGGGAGCCGCCAGTCTCAGAGCCCGTTCACTAGCTCGGCCGTGTTTACCTACGCGCGCCGTGGACGGAGACGAGCCCTACGTGATCCTAGACTGCCGGGAGATACGTACGACCGTGGCCCTCAAGGGGTGAGAGCCACGATCACAATCCTAAATCTTCGTCTTTAACATTCAGGCGTCGTTCTAGTGTTTCATGCTCCATTCTCCTTTCTGAGCGCCCATCTGGCGCGAAGAGCGGCACTGATTCTAGCTCGCACCTCGGGGCGCTTGGCGGGGTTCTTATCGCCACGGTTGGCAGCACTGATCTTGGCTCGGGTCTCGACAGAGCGCGGCTTGCCACTCAGAGCAGCACTGATATTGGCTCGGTGCTCGGGTGAGCGTGGCGGTTTCGGCTTGCCGCGAAGAGCGGCACTGATCTTGGCGCGGGTGTCAATAGAGAGCTTCCTGCCACGCCGAGCAGCGCCGATCTTAGTGCGAGTTTCGGGTGAATGATTGCGCTTCTTGCCGAACCATGAATTTAGGTTGCCACGATGAGCAGCACTGTTCTTGGCTCGCACCTCGGGGCGCTTGGCGGGGTTGTGTTCGCCACGCTTGGCATCACCGATCTTGGCTCGCACCTTCAACGAATGGTTCCACCCCACAGTTCCACCCCCGCCATCGGTGTGATTGAGCAACCTAGCACCCTGCTCGCGCATGTCGTGAATCCAGCACATCTCGGCTTCGTTAAGGTCGGGTGGGTCGCGTTCCAGGATGATCATGTTCCAGTGTGTCTTGCGGAGCCAGCGGTTGAGGTGGGTGTTTCGGTTGCCTGCCTTCTTATGTGTAGCGAGCCGCCCTACGCGATCCACAGTCTGCCCGATGTAGCGCAACTCCATGGTGTCGCCATCGATCAGACCGTAGATCACGCGCTCTCTGCACCTAGCCATGACGACTCCGTCCGACGTTTAGATTCGGACACGCGATGTGATTGTCACGCATGTTCTTGTGTCCGGGCGCGTGACACTCGGGGCACGCCTCCGGGATCTCGGCAGGCGTTCCTAGCCATCCACATACGGCGCACTTGACCTGGTACGCCCCGCCCCCTGCTCGGTGAAGCCAGCCACGACCCCGCACGTAGAATACCTCGTCGGGGCAATAGGCACACCGATACGTGAGCGATGGCGACACCCCGTGGTAGCAAGCCCTGATAAACACTCCTGGGTCGAAGTCTCGGTTGTCGATGGCAAACAGGCGGCTCAGCGCTCGAACGGTCTCGTCCTTGATGTCCGAGCCATTGATCTCTAGCATCGTCCGAGCCACTGCCTCATGATGCCGCGGGTGGAACAGGTTGCGTTCCATCACGCCACCTGTTCTCGCCGCTCTTGCTCGTTCACCTGGGCCGGTGTCACGACGACTCGCCGACAGTCCGGGCAGACATACTCGCCATCTGGCGTTCTCACTAGGATCCGGGTGTGGCACCCAGCACAGCACTTCGGGCAGAGGCCCAGCGGGCTGAACGTCATGCTCTCGCCGCAGGGGAAGCCGTTATCAGTCTTCCCTTCGCACACGTAGCGATGCTCAGCACAGTGGACGCTCTGACACTCGGGGCAGCGTGCAGCATACGTTGCCTGAGGCGCATCGAAGACGCTGACCTTAGGAACTCTCCGACCACGTTTCTTCGTTCCGCGTGTGTTCCCATCGGCCTTGGCCTTCTTTGTATCTGAGGCGCCGACAAGTTTTGTATCTGAAGTTGACGCGTCGGACTCCCCCGACGAGTTGCCGTTCTTGCGGCGCAGGTTCTGACAGGCTTTAGAGCAGGCTTGACCTGCACGCATCCTGCTAGCGAACCGTGTCCCGCACACAGGGCACTCCAGTTGCCACTTGTGGCAGACCGTGCACCTCCCGTTGTCGGTCGCTGCTCCACACGCCGAGCAGTTAGACGGGAGTCGTATTTTGCTCATAGTTCCCTCCCATCGCGGTGCGTTCTCGAAGCTCAACCACTACTGGAACCCGACCTCTACCATACACGGGGTGAAGGCAGAGCAGGATCTTCTGGCCTGCTCGAACTCTGTCCAGCATGACCTTGTTACAGAAGCTCTCTACGATGAGTGGTGTGCTCACGATTAGCTCCTCCTACTAAGATCATACACCTGCTTACCTCCCACAGGCGTTGCACGACTGAGAGC